CAGGGCGCCTCGTACTTGGTGCCGGCGGCCTTCTCCCAGTTGTCGTCGATGCGGGTACCAACCGGAAGCACGGCTGCGGCGCGTCCCTCGTCCACGATGGCCTGCAGATCCGACCAGCGGTTGTCCGCGATGATCGCCCGCTCCAGGTCGGTTATCTCTGTCTTAATATCTCCCATCTGCCCCACCAGCGCGGCCAGGTACTGATGCTCCCTGGTGATCGGATATTCCGGCAGCTCCACGTCCTCACCCAGCATGGCAGCCAGGTACTGCTCCGTCGGATTGATGGGGTATTCCGGTATAGACATGTTTACTCTCCTCCTTCATACATGAAATAGATCTGCCCGTTTGAGATGTCCGATGTGGTCGGGACCGTGGGCCCGCTCTTGATCCCGACATTCGCCGGCAATACCCCGACGAGTCTGTCGCCTATCTCCAGCGTGGCCGCCAGCTCCGTTTCTCCTACGCTTCCCGGCGCCACGCCTCCCTGCGAGATATACTGCATGGCCGCCAGCAGCTCAGCCAGTGCGTCGTTCACGTTGGTGGAAGTCAGTCCGTCCACGTCCGCTCCGATCTGTGCCGCCGCCGTGATGGCCGTCAGCTCGTCTATCAAGGCGTTGAGCTTCGCCTTCACCACTTCGGTGATCAGCTTATCGAAAGCCTGCTTGTTCTGCTGTGCGGATCCCGCGAGCTTATTCGGCTGGCTCTGCACTCCGTAGGTCGTGATGTCGGAATCCGTTATCTTCTGACTCGTAAAACTCATATTGTCCTCCTACCCGATCTCGCAGATCGTGCCGCCCACGTTCATGAACAGCCGCCCCTCATAGACCGTTCCTTCGATATTCATGTACGCCTTCACGACCTGGCGGATCGTTCCGTCGTCGTTCACGTACACCGGGATATTGTTCTTCGTCCAGATCGCGTACAGAGTCACCGCGGCGTTCGTCTCGTAGTAGCTCCCGGCGGTATAGCTCGTCCCGGTCCCGTCCGCTGCCGTGTTCCAGGCGCTGAAGCTGTATCCGCTCCTGGTGAATGTGCATCCGGGGATCACCAGCCTGGATCCGTAGGTCTTTGTCTCAGGTGCCTGTGAGCCTCCGTCCGCACCGTTCCCGTCGAAGGTGACTGCGTATGTATCCGGCGCCCACTGCGCGTACAGCGTGGCCGCAGCGTTCGCTGTGTACGTTCCTCCCGCTTCGTAGCTCGTGCCCGTCCCGTCTGCTGCCGTGTTCCAGTTCACGAAGTGATATCCCGTCGGCGCGGTGAATCCGTTGGCCCTCAGCGGCAGGCTCTCGCCGTAGGTCTTCGTCTGTGCCGCCGTGGTCCCGCTCCCGCCGTTGGCGTTGTAGGTAATGGCAAAGGTGTTCGGCGACCAGATAGCATACAGCGTCAGGTTGGAGTTGGTGCTGTAGCTCTGTCCCGCGGAATAGCCCGATCCGCTTCCGTCCGCTGCCGTGTTCCATCCCGCGAAGGTGTGCCCCGGCTTCGTCCACCCGCAGCTGTACAGGTTTACGGCGTATCCCCAGGTCTTGCTCTGCGAGGCCGTGGATCCCGCTCCGTTGTTGGAGTAGTACGAGACCGTGTACACCGGAGTCAGGTATGCCGACCCCTTGGCCGTCCCGCTCGCATAGGTCGCGTGGTCGAATGGCGAGGAGCTGGCGCTTCCGCCGCCGGTTGAAACTCCGTACGATGATCCCTCGTTCAGAGTCCCTGTCCAGTAGGCTGTCACGCTCCGTCCCCAGCCGTAGGCTTTCGTGCTGTTCCCGACCTTGAAGCCCACCCAGCCCGGTGGGTAGAATGTCCCGTACTCGCCCTCGCTGGATGTCATCCGGAACCGGATGGCCACGTTGTTCTTGTCCAGACGGGCGATATAAACGTCTGTGCTGACGCTGACGTTGTTCTCTTTCCGCCCGCCTGTGGTGACCTTTTTCCAGCTGGATCCGCTCGGCAGCGTCGGCGCCGATTGTGTCCATCCCGCCATGGCTTAATACCCGTAAAGTGCCTGACGAAGCCTCGTGTTGTCTCCCGGCAGGCTCGTATCCAGCTGGGATACCATCATGTTGTACATCGCCAGGTACACGCTGTAATCCATCACCAGGTCCGGAAGCAGGTTCTGCGCGCACACCCAGTACGGCAGGCACTGCGCCGCGTCCTCCGGTACCTCGAACTCGTAATCGTCCGGCGTCTCCGCGTTGATGCTCGCCGGGATCGCGTAGTAGTCGATCTCGAAGTGACATCCCTCGTCGCTCAGCGGCACGATCAGGACCTTGTTCCGCCACCGGTACCGCTTCGTCACGATCTTTCCGTCCCGGTAAATGCGGTACGGTTTTCGGAAGTCCGACGGCATGTAGTATTCTTCCTGCTCCCCGTCCGCCGTGAACTCCGATGTCTTGATCACCGGCACGATCTGCGCCAGGTTCTTCTGCGCGATATCGAAGAAGTACGCCATCTTCAGCTCGATGTCTTCATCGTGCTCGATATCCCCGCCGGCGCTGTGCTCATCCAGCAGCATGTATACTTTGTCTTTGCCTTCGCCTAAAGTCACTCGGATCCCTCCGATCTCTTCGCCTTCTTCCTTCGCGCAGGCTTCTCCGGCGTCTCATCAGTCCCGACCGTCATGTATGTATGCTGGTCGATTTGGATCTCCACCGGTTCCTGTTTCGGGCTTGTCGGCCAGATAATAATGTTTTCCCGTATGCTCATAGGACCTCATCCAAATATTCTCCGAGACTCATGCTCCCGGCTTCTTTCTGCCACCGTTCCAGCGTCTCGGCTTTTACCTTGACCGTCACCGTGTTATACCTCGGCGCGGCCTGCTGGTCTTGCTTTGGCGGTTTCTCCTGCGCCTTCGGGATCTTCAGCACGTCCCCTACCCAGATCCTGTCCGGATCCTTTATATTGTTCAGAGCAGCCAGTGTGCTCACGGTCGTTCCGAATTTCCCTGCGATGGTCCACAGGCTTTCCCCGCTTTTTACCACGTATGTATCCAGCGTCTCTTTGTCCGTCGGCGTCGTCGCCGGCGCCTGGTTCTTCGGCGTCTCTTCCTTCTCGATGTATCTCAGCACGCACTGCCAGGGATGGTTGTAGTATCCGATCACGCGGATCTCCCGGCCCGTCTGGTCCCCGGTCTTCCCGCCGTAGACCTCGCCGTTCTCGTTCCCGCCCGCGTTCACTACCTGCCCGTTCCCGATATACAGGGCCGTGTGCTGCGTCTCGTGGAGGAGCACGTCGCCTGCCTGCAGTCCCGCTCCGGTGGCGAGATTCACTTGCGCCGTGACATCGCGAAAGCCGTGCCGCAGCATGTCCTGCTTCATGTTCCCGGTATAGGTGCACGTCAGCGGCACGCCCGCCTGCTTCCAAGAGGAGATCACCATCGAGCTGCAGTCGTAGTCCGGGCCCCATCGGGATCCCTGATCGTATCCGTGGGTATCGTCGTATGCTATGGCCTTCGCCCACGCGCAGGCCTTCTCTATGGCACTCATAAGCTCTCCCTTAATGCACTCTGCAGGGAGGTCCGTTCGGATCCTCCCTGCTTTCTGCTTACAGCGTCTTTTTCATAGCAGCTATTCCTTGTCGTTCAGCCGTTCACTCATGATATTCCAGGCTGCGCAGATCCCCGCCGACAGCGCCGCGGCTACGAACGGAGCGATCACCGCCCAGAAGGCGGGCCAGTTCTCCGGGAAGCCGGCGTTCAGCACGGCGCACAGCTCCGGGACCAGCGTCCCAAAGAAAGCCTGAATGAACGTCTTGATCGTTCTTACCATCCAGTCGGGCATATTGATCACCTCACACGTTGAATACGAACTTCACCAGCACGCCGATCAGCGCGGTCCCGATCACTCCGACGCCCCACAAGATCGCGGTCAGCTTGGTGTTAATCACGGCGTACTGTACGTCGTGCTTTGCCATGCGGTCCTCCAGGGCGTTGATGCGCTCGCTATAATCTTTGTGCTCTTTTGTGTTCTGTTCCCAGCGCTCCTGATCTTGCATCATTTACCTCCCCGTCACGTCGCAGGGGAGGGCGAGCGCCCTCCCGCTGCTTTATACGATCGCCTTATCAGGCGCCGGTGGAGAAGATGATCTGCCGGGCGTCGCCCCAGCCGCAGCCGAAGTCGACGTACGCGGTGTACATGTCCTTCAGCGGGTTGTCCAGCTGGGACGGCATCACGCGGGGCCGGGTGATGTAGACGATGTTGACCAGCTCCTTCATGAGCCGGCGGTCGCAGATCGCCCACTGGGTGCCGCTGAACCCGTCCTTGCCGCCGCCGATGACGATGTACTGCATGTCGCTGACGGGGTTGACGTGATCCACCTGATCGGGGTAGAGCTTGGCGTGCTCGCCGCAGATCTGCTTGGCTGTCGCCTCCAGTTCGGGAGGAACCAGCAGGGTATCCATCTCGCACAGGAACGGCAGGCCGTCGGGCGTCACGAAGCGGTTGGCGGCGGTCTGCGCCGTGGTGATGGCGCTCACGCTCAGCGCGGAGCTGAGCAGGTTGGAGTAGGTCCCGGAGTCTGGATCCACGATGAACCGACGGCCCGAAGATCCCTTGGACGCCACGGGGTGAGAGGCGGAAGCCCAGGGCACGCCGTCTCCGCCGTTGTGGAGGCCGTCGGAATTGAAGGCGTTGGCGAACATCCGCAGGGCGTGCACGTACACGGTCAGGGCCGCGCTGTCGCCCAGCTTTGAGCCGACTCTGCGGCACTCGCCCATCTTGTCGATCTGGGCCTTCTTGTAGTCCACGGAGATGGACCGGCTGTACTCGTCGGGCGTGATGATGGTCTTGAACCCGCGCATCAGGGAGCCTTCGTTGAGCTCGCCCTCGTACCGGGGCAGCTCGCCGTAGCCGCCGGAGCCGGTCAGCTCATAGTCGACGCTCTTGGCGTTGACCTCGCCGATGATGGGGCTGAGCTTGTTCATGCGGTTCGCGTAGGCGTTGTCGAACGACTTGCCCACGAACGCATAGTTATCCGATTTCCAGTTGTTGAAATTAGACATTGTTTCCTACCTCCTCACTTAGGTCGCGTCCGTTTCCTGTGTGCCCAGGACGTGGAAGTAAGCCTTCAGCTTCAGCATGCCGCGCTCGAAGTCGTGGCCCACCACCTTGATGGCGCTCAGGCCTGTGGCGCTCAGGATCAGCCCGCTCAGAGCAGTGTCGAGACGGTAGCCGGTCTTGAAGCCGACGGGCGGATAGCAGGTGTACACGTCGTTGTTCGCCGCGGTCTCCCCGGACGGAACCGTGAACGTGTTGGTGCTGGAGCTGTTGGCGAAGTCGGTGATCTGGCGCAGCTTGCCCTTGGGGCTCGCCAGGAAACCGCCGTTGAACATGTCGGCGGTGGTGCCGGCCACCTGGCTGGTGGCGGCGGTCACGGTGGTGGCGCTGCCGCCGGAAGCGGTGAACTTGGGCGCGGGGCACTCGAAGATCAGATCGGGATCGTCCCACACCAGGATTTCGGTACCGTCGGCTCGCGGGTTCAGGGGATCGCTGGTGCCGGGATGGTTCTCGGCGGCGATGCCCAGGATGGCCGAAGACTCGTTGGCGGTCGCGGCTACGACCAGGCCCGCGCTCAGCTTCACGACCTGGCCCGCCGAAATGGCGGTGTTGTACGCGATGGGATAATTGCGCGTGGACAGGCCCACATGCCCGCTCGCGCTCTGAATGGGTTTCATGTTCTTCCCTCCATTTTTGTTTTTGTTTTTACAGTCTGGACAGGAACTCTTTGGCCGTCATCTTCTGATCGGGATTCTCCCGGTTCCACTCGTCCAGGTTCCTCTGCTGTGCCGCAGTCAGAGTTTCGGATCCCGCTCCGCTGCCGGTACCGGTGCTCCGCGAAGTCTTGGAATCTTTCTTTGCCACAGCCGCCTTCTGTGCGGACCCGACCAGATCCAGCCAGTCGGCGTACAGCTCGGCCATGGGTTCTTTGCCGAAACGGCTCCCGCAGAAACGCTGAAAGCTCTTGTTCTCGCACAGCTTGGTGACATCCACATCCGGGTACTCCGTCGTGAAGTTCGCCACGTCCTGCGTGATCCACTCTTTCATCTCATCTTCTGCGGCCTTCTGCTGCTGGGCAGCCTGCTGCTCGGCTTTCTTTTCGGCCAGGTAATCCCGCGCGTCCTCCTCTTCGATGATCTCCTGCACGGGACGTCCCTCTTCCTCGGACCTCTTCTGGATCCGTTCGTCCCGGACCGCTTTGGCATAACGCTCCAGGTCTTTGAGGTTCGTGAACACCGTCCCTGTCTTCGGGTCGCGCATACCCGTCTTGGCAAGGCGCCGGTTCACTTCGTCCATGGCCTTCTGGTACCCAGCGTCCTCGCCCGCTTTGCGTGCCGCCTGGTACTTTCTGTTGTCTTCATGCGTCTGACGGCTCTGTTCGGGGTTCTCAGAACTCTCTGCACCCTCGGCGTCCTGCGCCGCGTCTTCCGCGTCCTGAGGAGTTACGACTTCCTCTTCAGCCTGCCTATTGCTGATTTCGATTTCTTCCGGCATATAGATTCTCCTTTGCCGCCTTGTGCTGCCGGCGGCCCGCGAATTTTACCGGCGGAGGAGGGTGCTGGTTAAATTATGTCCCTCCTCCGTGTATGGCGCGTCCGCATCCACCCTTACGGGATCCCGCTCATGCGCCTATATCACCGGCACTTATCATGCTACAGGGTTTACGCCGCGAATCTTCCCCGACTTTTTCCCAGCATTTTCAATGCTTTGCGCCTTTTCATGCAAAAAGGAACGGACGTTTCCGCCCGCTCCTACAGTCTCGATGTTCTGTTCTGCTCCGCCAGCCAGTCCTCGAAGGACCGTCTCTGTTCCTGCGTCTCTTCTTCTCCCTTTGCGAATCCCATCTGGATCGCCAGCTCGTGCAGCGCCTTTATGGCATTCCCGGCGTCGAAGATCCAGTCTCCGTCCTGCACCTTCTTCCTCTCGTCCGGATCCCATGACATATGCGGTACCGCCGTCATGCTCCGGTCCACAATCTCCACCAGGCGCCTCCCGATCCACGCCTCGCTGATCCCCAGCTCGTCGAACAGCTTCTTCTCCAGCTCTCTCCGATAAGCCTGCACTTCCGGCATGGATAAAAGCCGCGACGCCTGCTGCTCTGCGGATCGCTTGCTGTATCCCGCCGCGATGGCCGCCTGCTTCCCGATCCCGGTCCTCAGGTACTCCTCCACGAATTTCTTTTGCCGTACTGTCAGGGCCATAGCTTCACCTTCTCGAAGAATTCACGCTGCATCTGATACACCCTGCCCTTCCCGATCCGGTACCGCTCCGCCGCTATCCTCGGACTCACGCCCCTCAGCACCACGGCTGTCAGCGCCACCCGCTCCACGCCGCCCACGGAGATCCGGTCTATCAGGTCGCGTATGCTCTGCCTCTCCTCCTCCGGCAGCTGTTTCCACAGGTCCAGCTTGGCGCGGATGTATCGCTGCTCCCTTATGGACCTGCTGCAGGATATCGGGTAGAACCGTGTCGAATCGTTCTTCCGCTTCGTCATCTGCGTCTCCTCCTTGATCGCCGCTCCAGCTGCGTGATCAGCTTTTCATGTTTCGGCTCCGGCTTCTCCAGCACTGTGCTCCGCTGCTGGTGCCGCGTCGCATAGCAGATCGCCGCCGCCATTACCAGGTCGTCGTGCTTCCCGGCCATGGCCTCGGCGCGGTGATCCTCGTTGTAGGCGAAGGTCAGCATCTCGCCCAGCAGCTCCCGGTCTTTGAACCAGCTCGGATGCGCGGAGAAGATCTCCACCAGTCCCGCTATGGCTCTCGGCCTGCTGTTCCTGTCTGTGCGGAAGCCGTAGCTCTTGCGCAGCTGTCCGGTGTAGGTGTCTTCCCGCTCCCGGCTATACTGGTTGGGATATCCCATCTCTGCCAGCTTCATGACCGGGTACGTGGAGAAGTTCGTCTCCAGGGCGATCATCGCGTCGTTGTAGTATCGGCCCAGCGCGTACACCGCCTTCACATACTCAGGCTCTGAGAACTGCCTCCGCAGCGACGCCACCTGTTCTCCGATTACGTTGTCGATCATATGCGCGGTGAACAGGTCGGACCCTTCTCCGGCGGTGTCTCCGGCCAGCACGTAGGGATGCCCTTCCTCCGGGTCCTTCCAGATCTGGATCTCCCCCATCGGATCGTCCTCCCAGTGATAACTGTCCTCGTCCCATACGAAGCGCCCTCGTCTGATCGGGTCCGGAGCAACTTCCCGCTGTATGATCACCTGTTCGTTATCGAAAACGCCCGTGCCCGAATGCAGGAACGCCTCGTCCGGATTGCTCGGATACTCCTGCCGGAACATATCCAGGCTCCCGCCGCAGTTGTTGGCGATGCACCAGCGCCGCCACTGCAGCTGTCGGTCCGTCAGGTTGTATCTCTCCGCCAGATCCCGCTCCTCCTGGGTCCATTCCGCCCCAGGCACCGGTTCCATGGCGTACTCCGGGTTCTCGAACCATGCGAAGAACACGGCCTCGAAGTCGTTCTCCCCCGCCTGCGCGGCGTCCCATCGTTCTTTGAAGTCCTCGTACCCGTTGGCCGTGGACTCTATGATCACCATGCTCTGCGGTGTGGACGGTACGGCCTGCAGGATCCCCGTCAAAGTGGCGGCTTTCCCGTCGGATCCCTCCGGCCAGAAGGCGTACTCCGAAAGATGCACGCACTGCAGCGTATCGGAACGGCCAATCCCTTTTCCGCCGGCGGTGGCGCAGCGGATCCTGGACCTCAGTCCTGGCCGCTCTGCCTTTTCCTTTGAGCTCCGCGTCGGATTCTCGAACACCAGCTCCTGCGCGTTCGACATCCTGAGCATGGGCTTGATCGGGTCCGGAAGTTCGTCGTAATAGAGCTTGCTCATCCGAAACAGGTTGGCCGTGGCGTCCTCTCTGTGCGTCACGATCAGCGCCGTTGTGTTCGGGCGCGTCGCGCAGGCGTGGAAGATCAGGGCCTCCGTCAAAGTGGAGAAGCCCAGCTGCCGCGCTTTAAGGATGATGATCCGCACCGGACGCCCGCTCTCCTGCTGGCGCCGCGCCACATCGTAGAGCTTGCGCTGCGCCGCGTTCAGTTTGAACGGCACGATCGCCCCGCTCTTCGTCCGGATCTTCAGACATGATTCGATATAGTCCTTCGCTATCAGCGGATCCACGCTCTCACCCCCGGACAAAAAAGTCTAATGAGTTGCGCGTGCAGAGACACGCGAGCCGTCCTTATCATTCCTTAGCTTCGTGAATCGTACATACAGAGATTGCATCCCCGTCTCCGCGTCTATCAGTTCCGTCTTCTCTTTCAGGCTGACGTTCTTCGGTATGGCCACCCGCTCCCCACTGCGGACCGGAACAGGCTCGGTGTAGATCGGCTGCTTCAGCCCCCGCGAGGAGGACCAGCGTTTCTTCCCCGGTTCCCTGATGGCGTTGCTGCAGATGTACCTGGCTATGCCGGTGTAGTCCCCGCGTCCGTCCAGGCGCCGGTATGTCACATCCTCCTGCGGCCAAAGCTTTATGATCTGCTCGTAGGCGATCGCCGGCATCAGCACATGGTAGTGCAGCCGCACCGTCTCCCCCGTCTTCGGATCTATCTGGGAAGGCGAGGCGATGTAGATCGGGTTCTTCCCCGTCTCTTTCTTCACCATGGCCCGGAGCTTCCGCAAGGTCTTCGCAAAATCCTGGGCCGCATCTTCGATGCTCTCAGGAAGACGATCGTCGGAATACGTGAGAGTCAGCCACATATCCCCCGGACCGAAGTTGCAGTTAATCAATCGGGCAAGATTCTTCACGGCTTCCCGCTCATTGGCCAGGATCTTCTTCAGGCTGGTCTTCCCCTTGACTCTGAGTCCCCGGCGCTTGGGCAGAGTGTCCTGCCTTCGGACGGACATCAGCACGCGCCGGATCTCTACCGTCCTCCCGGATATGATCTTGTACTCCATGAGCTTTCTCACTTTCGGTCCCCTTGTCCTAATGTTAGACGCTTATGAGCCCCGTCATAAATTCGCGTGTGCGTGCGCGCGAATTATATATATGTGCTCGAAGGTTCAGATGCGCGCCCGACCGCGGTCGGGCGCTGTTCTCAGCCTTCGAGGTTTCTTCTTCCTACCTTGTATTCTCGGACCGGGGTCTCGCTCGCCGTGGGCTCCGCCTTCTTCAGCACTCCGCTTTCGCCCTGGAGATCCGCGATGCACTTTTCCAAATGCTCCAGTTTCTCCTTGTGCTCGTTAAGAGTAAACCGGATCTCGTTTGTGGCCGCCTCGATCATCTCGCGAAGATTCCTATCCATGTCCAGTCTCTCCCGCCACTCCGAGGCTTCGCGGGCTCCCTTTTCTCGCGCCTCAGCCAGCCTCTTCTCGTACTGCTCTTCCGTGAAGAATCTCATGTCTTTGTCCTCCTTAGCTGTATTTGTATTCCAGGTCTCCCAGGATCCTGGTTGCCTCGCCCAGCTCCCCGCGGATCTCCTGCATCATATCCCATATGCTGTTGCGTATGCCCCGTTCCTTCAGCGGATCCTCGGTGCTGCTTACCAGGTACATCCGCTTCGCTCCGTGGATCATCCGCTGGTTGCTGCAGCAAATCACCCCGATGTCCTTCCGGTTAAACGGACCGGCGACGCGGATCTTCTCCTTCAGCCCGGTCTCCGGGTTCTTCCTCTCCCGCTCCCGGACGATGAACACCACGTGTTCTGTCTCCTTTACGATTGGGTATTCCGTTACCGTCAGCCCGCCTCCCCAGGCGTCCACGTCTATCCGCACAAGTCTCTTACCCATGATCCTTCCCCCATTCATGCCACAGCACCAGGGCGCTCAGCACGCCCATCACGATCCAGAAGGCTGCCCACTCGTTCATGCCGGATCCCTCTCTTTCGCTGTGAGCTTTTCGATATTGTCGTTCAGACGCGCCAGCTCTTTTGCGATCCGCCTGATGGCGTCCAGTACCTGTTCCGCGTATGTCATGCGCTCTCCTCCTCAGGAAACACTTCCCTGATCCTCGTCTCTTCCAGGCTCAGCTGTCCGTCCATGCCGGCCTTCTTTGTGAGGTTCCGCACCCGCTCCAGCTTCCGGAAGATCTCCGCGTACTCGCTGCGTACCCACCGCATGAACTCTCCCCTGGTGGCCAGCTTCACGCCTTTGGTCCCGCTGATGATGATCATGTCGTACTCGTCGCTCTGGTTGATCTTCTCGATATCCTCGGTGATCATTCGCCTTATCGCGCTGTTGTGGAAGCCGCTGGATCCCCAGCCCCAGCCGTAGAATTCCCGCAGATTCCCGGCCACGTCCCTCATGGGCGTCCAGTCCTCGCGGCTCGCCAGGAATGCATACAGCTCATCCTGCCTGAGATTGCTCACGATAATACCTCCTGTTCCATTTCCGCACGGCGTCCTTCGGATCGTGCACCCAGTTGATATACAGCCCGCACTCCGGACAGCCCACCCATCCGTGCGGGAAGGACGTCTCGCTCCTCTTCCCTTTCCCCGGCGCCCCGCACAGTGGGCACGGCTTCAGCTCAATCGTCTTCGCCATCGTCGTCCTCCACCCATCCGCTCATGCCGATCGAGTAGCCCTCCGTGATCATCTCGTCGAACGGCGGCTCGTTCGCCGCCATGGCTTGCAGGATCTCCCAGTCGGCATCCGTGAAAGCCAGCGCCTGCGCCAGGTGATACATCACCGCGATCCGCTCCAGGCCTGTCAGCTCCGCGTCCCCGTGGATCTGATAAGCCATGATCACCGCGCCTTCCGGCGCTCCTTCCGGCACCTCGCCGGGCCGTATGATGATTTCTCCCTTCATGTCGTCACCACAGGATGCTGACTTGCCCGTTCTTGATCTCTTCGGCCAGGGCTACCTCCAGCCATTCGGTTATAAAGATCTTCGCCGCGTGCTGCCACATTCCCCCGTCTGCCTCGAACAGCCCGATAGACCCGTCTCTGTCCACGCGCACCAGGAAGTCGCTCTCCGGCTGGTTCACGTCGAAAAATGTACGGTACGGGATCAGCGAGACGATCGGCTTCACCATCTCCGCGTCTTTGAGCGCTACGCCCTGGCGTACCGTTACCGACTGTGTGACTCCGTTGTCCTCGCTGGTCGATCTCTCTGTGATGTCCATACGGCTGAGCAGATCCAGAAGATACTGGCTCCCTTCGTTCGGCACGAACCGGCTTCGCAGTTCGATCACGAACTTCTCATAAGTCCGGTACCCTCTGTCGAATCCCGTTGTCTTTGCCTCTACGGTGTACAGCGGTTCCCTTTGCCAGTCCTCGTCTGCGGCGGTGAACGCCGACACGAGGGTCGGCCCCTCCACCATCACGAACACGGGCGCGATTTTCACCGCCTCTTTCTGGATCAGCGTCACCAGTCCGGGAAGCCCGTTCATCCTGACGCTGGAGAAATGCTTCTTGCCGTCATTCAGCAGGACCATTTCCCTGTCGGCGTACAGCTTGTCTCCTTCATGGTAGATGTTCGGATGTGCGATCTTAAGAATCTTGTCAATAGCTTCTGCAATCATGTCTTATCCCTCCTGTGCCATTTTCAGAATCTTGCGTTCCGGCGCCTCGCTGCCGAACGCGGACAGCTGCCCTGGGATCTGCGGCGTCATCTCCTGCACGCGCAGCTCGCCGGTCTTCGGATCCGTTCCGATGTACAGGCTCGTTGCGATCGCGTTCGTCGGGCAGAGAGAGCTCTTCGCCGTCGCGGAAATGCTGATCACCCGTCGGTCGTCGTCTGGCGTCAGCGTCAGTTCCACCGTCACTTTGCGCTTGGCTGTGGCCTTGGTGTTCCTGTCCAGGATGTTCTTGATCACCCTGTCCATCTCGTAGTCGACCCGCTCCGAGATGGCTCCCATAGCCATTTCAAGAATGGATGCCTCGTTGATTTCGCTCATGTTCGTTCTCCTCCATATGTCTGATATGTATCGTGATCCCCGTCACCAGGCACAGCGCCGTAAACGGGATCATGAATATTCCCAGCCTGGTCATCTGTCTTTCCTCTGTTTCGGCCTGTACAGTTCATTCATTTCCTGTTTCCACTTCTTCAGGTAAACCGCAAATCTCATGGTCTGCACGACGGTCCCTATGAGAGCGAGGGTCCCTATCGACAGGTTGAATACCATTATCCCGTAAAGGATCGTTCTGCTCATGCTCCCCTCACTTTCTGATGATCAGCAGGATCGCTATGTCCGCCAGGATCACAGCGAACCCAATGCCCAGGAAGTGCGCTGCCGTCATCATGTCTTCTCCTCCGGCGCCGGCGGCAGCTTCATCCAGTGCGTCACGCGCCAGTAGGCCCGGCGCCCCGACATGTCAAAGTGCTTGTACTTCCACTGCGCCACGGTGTACCGGCGCTGGTCTCCGTCCATCGCGGCCACGGCGCACCAGTCCCACGCCTGCGGCTCCTTCTCGCTGATGCTGATCCATTCGTTCATCGCACACGCTCCCATTTCAGTATCGAGAGGACATAGTATTTCTTCCCCGGCGCCGCGCCCCATTTCTCTTCACCGCCGCGGATCCGCAGCGTCACGCGGGCCTTCAGCCGCGGAGCCTTCTCTCGGAACCCGTTCTGAAATATCACATCCGCCATGGCGCCCGGCACCGGCTCGCCCTTCTCGTCCAGCAGCCCGATTGACCGGAACCGCTTTTCCCAGTACGGCCCGATCTCCCGGTAGTCCTCCGGCTTCTGGTTGTTGTAGATCTTCAGCCACCAGTATTTCTGCATCTGTATGCTCAGCATTGTTTATCCCCCTTCATAATGTCTTGACCCGTCTCCGGGTTTTCTGATAAGATGGGGATAAAGGGACATCGCAACCCCTGTTTTTCCCCTTGGCGCTGACGGAACCCGCATCCGTCAGCGCCTCTTTTTTATTCTTCGGCTTTCCTCTCCCGGATCCACGCGATCCCCGCGCAAATCAGCGCGGCCACCATCACGTATCCGTCAAGCATCGGTGCTTACCTTCTTCACGCTGTTATTGGATACGATCAGCTCGTCCGGCAGCGCTTCCACTTCGTCCATATCGGCCACGTCCTCCAGCTGCCACTGCGGAAAGATCCGCTTCAGGCTCACCGTCTCCTCCGTGGCCGGCGCCTTCGGCGTCTCGTGCTTCGGCTCTGTCACCGGGAAGAATTCCCTCCACGCGCCGATCGCCATCCCGCTCAGCACCAGGATCCCCACGCCCAGGCACAGCCCGAACTGCTGTCCGGGATACGAGCTCCCTTCGGTCACCCACATCATCAGCAGCTGAAGCGCCTGCCCTGCCGCAAACCCGCAAATGATCTTTTTCATTTTCTGTTCCCCTTTCTCTTTTCTGTTTTGTCATGGCACCATCGTGCCCTGATCGTCAGCTCTCCCGGCTCTGTTCCCTGTCCGCCCGTCACGGACAGGATCCTTGGATGTTCCCACGGAGCCTCCCTGCTGGCGCACATCGCGGCCACGGATCCGTCCCGCCACGTCTCTGTTATCAGATCCGGACAGTCCCCGCACCGGATATAATGGCTGCGTACCATCAGTACCCCAGCTTCTCCAGGCCGGCGGAGATCTTCTCGTAGGTCTGTATCGTCACCTGTCCGGCGTTCAGTACGGCGTATACCTTCGTGTCGTCCACGCCCGCCGCCTTAGCGATCGTCGGCCCTGAGACGTGATTATCCCGCGCCCGGCGCAGCCGGTCCAGGATCTGGATCTTCCGCAGCTTGGTCGCCTTCTGCTGCTCGGTCCACGTGATCGGCCTCTCGTGTTCCTTGACGGTCTTTTCATGCTCGCGCTCGTACAGCTCTTTGAGTTTCTGGTTCCCGTCGGTTACCGCCTGGGCTTCCTCTTGATGGGAAGATTCCGGCTCCGGCGGCTGCTGAGGTGTCTCCTCCTGTTCCTCCGGTTTCTCCGGCTCCTTCATGGCCTCGATCTCCGCTTCCACGTCCTCTTCGGACGCGAACGTGTGCTGGTCGATCTGAACTTCCTTCGCCATCCTCGCCGTGGTCTCGCCTTCGTGGTGCACCGGCGCGCTGTTGATCTTGTCCGCCAGGTCCTCTCGCCGCTCTTCCTCTTCGTCTCCGAGATACATGTCCGGCTTCCCGATCTTCAGCCCGCTCCTCACCAGATTGATGAAGGCGGTCCGCTGGTCCTCTTCCATGTACTCCATTTCCAGGATGTTCTCGTACGCCTCCGCGCATTCGACGAAGTCCTCGCGCTCCATCTGCCCCAGGGACGCCTGGTGCCACAGGTCCAGGAAGATCTCGCTCGCTTTTCTTTCCATGTTTCCTCCTTATCTCGTTATCGCGTCCCTTATCTCGTCGATCGGGACGTGTCCTTTTCTGCTCACCTTTGCCAGCTCCGCCAGGGAGAAACGCTGCGGATCGTTCAGCCTCGCTCTGGCCGTCGGTACCGAGCACTCCAGGATCGCCGCCAGCTTCTCCGCGTTGATGCCGTATCCTCTCAGGAGCCTGCCCAAAGCCGCGTACGGGACCTCTATGGTCTTCACGTACGGCATGTCTTCACTCCGTTCGGCAGCAGGTTCTCCCGCAGTCTCCACTTGCTGATGGTCGAGGCGTTGCACCCTATCTCCCGCGCGATCTTCGCGTCGCTCAGTCCGGCGTCGTACAGCTCGCGCATCCTGTCCCGGTCGAGGATCTGCGCGGATCCGCTTACCCCTTTTGACTTCAGCCCTTCCAGCGTCCGCCACCGGCTCACCGTGGACGCCGCGCACCCCGCGGCCTGCGCGATCTTCGTGTCGCTCAGCCCCTGGTCGTACAGCTTTCGGAAAACCTTGTAGTCGTACTTGCTCCCGCCGTCCTGCGGTTTCCCGTTCGCCGGGAAATTGTTCCGGTGCCGCCATTTGTAGATCGTGCTCTTCACGCTCCCGATCTCCCTGGCGATCTCCCCGTCTGTCAGTCCCCTGTTGTACAGCGCCAGCAGCTCTTCGTGCGTGACCTTCTTCCCTTTGATAAAGACCGCGCGGAACGGGTTGTCCATCGGTCGGACCTCGACCCGCAGCGGCTCTCCGTCCTCGAACGCCGGGCATCCTCCGTCCGCCCGCTTCGGCAGCTTCAGCTTGCTGTGCCCTGTGATCCAGCAGTAGTCGCAGCAGATCTCTCCGAACATCGTGCTGCGGTATTTGCATCGGTAGCACTCGGTCGTCACCACGGCAGCTCGACCTCCTCCCGGATCAGCGCGAACTCCCCGCTGATCTCCGGCGCGTCGTACAGCTCCGCGATCTCCCGGTCGTCCAGGTAGTTGCGCCCGAACTCCCTGATGAAGTCTTCCTTGCTCCAGCCCTGCTCGATCATGGCCTTCCGCTGGCCGTACTTGTGCAGGATCATCCGCGTCTCGCCGCTGCGGTGCACGCTGTCCGCGTCGTACTGGTGGCACCACGGGCACAGATACACGGTCAGCTTCAGCCTGTCCGCCTTCTTCCGGAGAGCGCCCTGGAAGATGTGGTGTCGCTCAACTGTCTCGTAATTCCCGCACAGAAAACATGTCCCCGTCATTGTCCTGTTCCCCTTCCTCTTTGCTGATCACCCTCGTCGTCGGCGCGTAGCGGTGTACGGCTACGATCTTTCCCTCCGACTCCCGCTCGATCAGCCAGTCTTTTGATTTCAGCCCGTGCGCCTGTAGGATCTTCGCCTGCCGCACCGTCGGCTTCTTCCCGTGCTTCATCCCTCTCGCCAGAGGATCCAGATCCATATCAGAAGATCAAGCATCGCCCCGTTCCCCTTTCTCTAACCTTTGCTCGAAGATCTCTATACACTCCGCGCAGCTCACGCCCGTTTCGTTCAGCACGCACAGCATGTATCCGTCCTCGAATTTCTCCACCACGGCCTCGAAGCAGTCGGTGATGATGCTCTTCCCGTGGTCGATGCCGTCCGCCGTCACGCCCATGTTGACCATTGCGGCTCCCCGTTCGGGAGGAGCAGCGGCGATCCGTGTCCGTTGGTCGGGACGTATCTGGTCTGGATCGTGTACTGCGTGTCCGGATTCTCGGCTCTCATGTTGGCCAGCGTCACATACAATTCCTTGCGGGATCTCGTCCGGAAGCACTCGCTCCCTTCCTTGTTGACGCGCCACTCGAAGATCCTTCCCTGATGCTTCATCCCGTCACCCCGCGCTTCTCGTCCTGCTCGTCCAGCTGCGCCTTCAGTTTGTCGTGCAGCTCGCTCCACTGGTCGTTCCCGGTCGATACCATCGTGCAGAGCTTCATCAGGTCGCACAGCTCCCGGCGTTTGATCTTCGCCGTGTAGGTATATTGGTTAGGTGTCATTTCCTGTTCCCCCTATTGTCGCTAAGTGTGACATTACTCGTTAAAAAAAAGAGCGCCTACAGTCATCCCATAGTAACGCGCGATCACTTCTTTGATCTCGTCGCGCGGGATTCTTATGCCGCATTCATAGTTTGCAAGCGCCGATCTGCTGATTCCAATGGCTTCCGCCACTTCGATGGCCGGCGTTTTGCCCCGGAGATCCCTGAGCTTGTTCCCTATCTCGATCGCTGTCATCATTTCGCTCACCTCCCTCATTGTTGCTATCTGTGACAATCACTTTATACCACAGGTATATACCCTTGTCAATACATTCTGTGACATTTTTTCTTTACCTGTGTCACTCTTCGTGGTATAATAAAGTAAAGGAAGGTGTTATTGCCATGTCCGCTTTCAGTGAAACCCTTATAAGGCTGCGCAAGCAGGACGGCCTCACTCAGATGGAGGCCGCCGAACGCATGGGTATAAGCCGCAGTTCCCTTGCCATGTATGAGACCGGCAAGCGTGAGCCCGACTTTGAGACGCTGGAACTGATCGCTGATTTCTACAACGTGAATATGGATACGCTGATCGGGCGCTCCGATCCCCCGCAGCCGGAGGAGCTGGTGAACGGGGATCCCGAATTGACCGAGCTTCTTACCCGTGCCAGGGATGATCCTTCTATTCGTATGCTTTTCTCGTTGACCAAGAACGCCACGGCGGAGGATATTGAAAAGACCATCAAGATCATCCAGATGTTCAAGGGAGAATAAAATGAAAAGACTATATCCGCTTCTCTTATGCTTGCTCGCGCTTTCTTTTCTGTGTGGATGCGGGGATTATAGTGATTCGCAAGTCGCCGCCATAGAAGAATCTGCTTATGATCGCGGATTCTCCGACGGTTATGACGAAGGCTTCAGCTATGGTTATAACAGCGGGTATGAAGACGGATACAGCGACGGAGGCGGACAATGAAAACCCCGAAGCCCCGAAAACTGCCCAGCGGATCCTGGCACGTTCAGCTGCGCCTTGGCGGTGAATCTATCCCGATCACTGCAGCCACGGAGACGGAGTGCACCCGTCAGGCGGAAATGATCAAGGCGGAGTACCGCTCCGGCCGGCGCTCCTCCCGTCTGGCTCCCAGGGATCTGACGCTCCGTATGTGCATGGACAACTACATCAAGCGGTACACCGCTGTCCTCTCCCCGTCCACTGTGCGCGGATACGAGCAGATCAGAGACAACCGCTTCCCCGCCTATATGGACAAGCCCATCCGCTCCATTGACTTCCAGCGCATGATCAACGACGAGCTGCGCTCCAAAAGTGAGAAGACCGTGCAGAACGCCTGGTTCTTCACTCACGCCTGTCTGAAGTATGCGGGCGTACCTGTTCCTGATGTACGCCTCGCCACAGTCCCGGTGAACGAGATCCCCTTCCTGCAGCCTGAGGAGATCCGGCCCTTCTGCGATGCCGTCAAGGGCAGGAGCTACGAGATCCCTGTACTGCTGGAGCTGCACGGCCTGCGCATGTCGGAGATGCTTGCGCTCACGTGGGACAAGGTGGATCTGAAAGCTGGCACCGTCACTGTTCTCGGCGCCCGTGTCCGCGGCCCCGACGGCTTCGTGGACAAGCGCACGAACAAGAACAGGTCTTCCACCCGCACGGTCCCGATCATGATCCCGCAGCTGACGGATGCCCTGAAAGCTGTGGAGGACAAGACAGGCAGGGTATCCACCGTCACGCCCGGCGTTCTGCTGGAAGATGTCAAGCGTTCCTGCAAAAGAGCCGGCGTCACCGTCGTCGGGAATCACGGCCTTCGTCACAGTTTTGCGTCACTTTGTTACCATTTGGGTATCAATGAACGTCAGCTCATGGCATGGGGCGGATGGTCGGACTACACTACTATGCACAAGATTTATATCCGCCTTGCCCGCTCCGACGAAAGCAAGGCGCGCAATACGGTATCCGCCTTTTTCTCGTAAGCATTTCCGTAAGCAATAAAAAGAAAAAATACTTTCAGATTAGAAAGTTTTCTTTCTTTTTTGAAAGTATTTTTTCTATGCTCTCTGCCCGTCAAGGCATTGATATATAAAGAAAAACCTGCATCCTCAATCGGTTGCAGGTTTCCCTTTTTCTGGTGCCGGCGGCGGGGGTCGAACCCACGCCTCATACTATATCTGCCCTGTGTTATCAATGCTCACAGATGCCGTAAGCATTTTCGTAAGCGATTTACAGCTTGAAATCAACCTGTGTCCTGCTCTTCGGCGTGGTCTTTTTCGCGCCCGTCCAGCTGAACAGATCGGAGATGTCAAGCCCGCTGTTCACGATCTCGGCCAGGTCCGCGGCCAGCGTCTTACTCCCCTTTCCGTTCTTCCTCGCGGTCGACGCGGACGGGAACAATGTGCTCACGTCTATGCCGGAGCTATACTTCGGCGTGATCTTGCCGATGCTCTTGTGCGTGGTGCTCTTTGAGGAGCTTCCCTTCCTTCCGCCGCCGCGTCCGCTGCGGCGCTTTTTCTTTTTGCCTCCGTGCCAGGGCGTGTACTTCAGGCTGCTGTCGGTGTAGATCTTCAGATACAGCACATCCTTCTGATCGTTGGTCAGATCCAGCCCGTTAATGTACTTCTCGACTTTCTCTTTCTTGGACCCACTGATAGCTTTGCCATATTCATTGTAGTCCGCCCGGAACGAATCCAGGTGCGTGGCGTAGTCGATCGCGCTGATCAGGTCGATGCCGGCCTTCTCTGCCGCCTCTGCCCAAATGGTCCACCCTTCTGATCCTGTCGGAAGATAATCCGGATCCGTCGTTACCATCCCCTGCACCTCAGCGTACTGGTTCAGCTTCTCTATCATTTCCTTTTTGGTCTGATCGTCCGCCGCCTTGTACGCCGCGCTGGATGTCAGCAGATCATAGTTGGCTTCCACGGCTCTCTTGCGCGCCGCCTCGTTGATCACGGGCTTGGGCGTCCCGGTGGTATACCCGGTCTCGGCGGAGATCCCGCTGTGCCAGGGCGCCTGCTCCAATCCGCTCTCGTACCCGGCCAGCTCATACAGCGCGTCCTTCTGCTCGGTGTCCAGGTTCAGGCTGTCGATGTACTCCACGACTTTGGTCTTCTTGGATTTTACAGTCTGCCCGTTCACCTTATCGGAGTTCATGGCGTTCATGGTGGTCATGGCCGCGATCACGGTCGGCAGGTCCATGCCGCTCTCCATCGCTTCGTCCGCCTTCTCGGTCCAGCCGTATGTGCTGTTCCCTTCGACGGTGTATTCCGGGTCCGCGCCCATGCGGGCCTGCACGGTCGCATACTGGTACAGCTTTCGGATCATCGCCTCCTTGGTCTTGTCGTCGGCGTCTGTGTAGGATCTGCTCGCCGTCAACTCTTCCAGGTTGTCTCCGACCACGCCGCCCCATGTCTCCCTGTAAGCCTTGCGGTCCTTGATCTTGACCTCGTTGCCGCCATAGCTGAAGCTGTCCGGGATCGCCGTGGGTATCGCGTCGGTGAATCCCGCTGCATAGAGGCGGCTCAGCTCGTTGGTCGCGTCCCGGTCCACGCTCACCCCGGTGCGGTTCTGCATGAGGATGCTCGCCGCGGATCCGATGGTGTCCGGATCCATAGTCTTCAAGTCGCCCTTGTTCAGCCCTCCGAAAAAGCTGTCATACTGCAGCGCTGCCTGCGGCTGGATCCAACGAGTAAGAGCAAGCAGATATGTCTCGGCGTTTTTCAGGGGTATTCCGAATCCTGTTGACAGGGTTGTCGCCGCATTTTTTATGGCCTTCGCTATCTTGCTGGCGTCTCCGTCGTCGATCGCGCTTCCTATGCTCTTGCTGGCCTTTACCAGATCTTCCATGTACGATGTGACATTGATCTCCGGCGCGCTGTAATTCCCGTCACCCCACAGATACTGCGCCACAGACAAAGCCTCGGCTCCTCCGATGACGGACCCGGCGTATGTTTCCATGAGATCCAGGCCCAGTCTCTTCCCTGTGGCTTCGAGAGACAGGTTCCCTTCTTCGTCCCGGTAATCATCATCCTTTCCGCGCAGGCCCTTAAACGCTGCCTTGATCAGCACGTACACCGCATTCGCCGCGAACAGTCCCCCATATGTATCCAGCGCATATTTTCGGGCCTTGGCTATCTCTGCCTTATTCCCGCTCTTCTGCGCTGCCTGGAGCCGCCCCGTTGCCTCGGCCATCATGTTGTAGTACTGCAGCGGCACTGTCTTATACATGGTCAGCATCTTTGTCAGGTCGCTCTTGGAACGCAAAATCTGTGCCCGCTCCATCTCGGTGTAGTTGGGCTGCGTATCGTAGATCGCTCGGTTGTATACCTCGGCCACCTTGCGGTAGTACGGATCCATGCCGCTGTCGATCAGCTCCTTGCTGCCCGGCTTCAGCCCGGTGTCTTTGGTGACGCGGTACTCCGCTGCGGCCCAGAGTCTCTTTGTGGTGAGTCGGTCCATCGTCTGGATCCAGTTGAAAATCTTGCTGGCCATCAGTTTCTGTACCGGCCCCTTCTTCGCGGCAGCCGCTGCGTCTCCAATCTCCTCTGTGCTGTATCCCTGCGAACGGTACCAAAACAGCGGAGTGTATTTCTCGATCAGCTTTTCATTCACCGGTTTCATGCTCAGCCCAGCGATCAGCCCGTCCCACCCTACTGTCTGAGCTGCGCCTGGATAAGATGCCACCTGCGATACGGCCACGCTTGGATTGAATGTCAGTGTCGCTCCTGCTATGTTGCTTCTGACTTTCGACATGCCCTTGCTCAGCCTGTCGCTTCTCGATGCAGCGCTCGTCTGGATGTCCTCCAGCATTTTTGTGATGTACTGCTCCGCTCCGGATCCCCACTTGTGATTGATCGTGTCCTTGATACTGCCCGCAAACGGATTGCCTTCCTCGTGGAAGACGAAGTTATTTACGGCTTGGAAGTCTCGGATCGGGATCGCGTAGCCGTAATACCGGCTCACGTTGTCCACCTGGCGCGTGAATGTGTCATATGCGTCAGACAATATGATCGGGTTGCCCGCGTGCACGCGGTCATTGGAGATGGATCCTATTCCTTCTACTGTTGCCGCTCTTGCCTCTCCGGAGACGTCGCTCTTCAGAAACGCCCGACTGCTCTCGATCGGGAAGTAATTGTCCACGCCGGCCCTCTCAAATCCGTCCAGCTGCATGCTCACCTCATTGATGGCGTTCTTGCTCTGGTTATCGAAGAACTTCTGCAGGTATCCTGCGAAGGTCTTCTCCTCCTGCGTCAGCGTGGACGCGATGGCCCTCACTGCCTGGGGCTGCATCTTAACGGTCTGCCCTCGGTCGTAGGCTTCTTTGATGTCTCCCTTGATATACAGCTCCTTGTTCGGGATCACCAGCCCGCCGGTCTGAATGTGCCGCAGGTTGTCCTCATTCAGGCTCGCCAGGTACAGGCTTACCTTCATCAGCGGAGAGATCTCGATGGTCTGCCCCGTGAACCCGCTCCCGTCCATGGCCATACCGTTGGCCACGCTGTACGTGGTCCACTTTGCGTTCTTGCTCCGGGCGTTATCGAACCACCTCTTGTTTTCTTTCTTACTCATGAAGGGATCCATGCCCTGCATGGCCTGCCTCTGGAAGTCCAGCATGCGTGTCTGGCCTTTCTCCAGGCTGTCAGCCAGCTGCGCCATGGCTCCGTCCGTCCATCCGGACAGAGTGTTAAGGAACCGGCGCGGGCTGAACATCTCTTCGGTGAACCATTTGTGCAGTGCCTGCTTTATTCCCGGATTGACGCCCTTTGATTTCTTCACCTCTTCGTTGACCTTGCCCGCAGTTTCTTTAATGCCTGCGTCGAACTCTTCGCCCAGCATTTTGTTCTGCGTTTTTACGGTGTTCTCCAGCGCAGATACCAGTCGGCCCAGCTCTATCACGTCGTCGATATCCATATCGCCGATGTGCTTCTGCGTCAGCCTCGCCAGGCGCTGCTCGATGTACGGATTGCTGATGAAGTTTCCGGGGTTCTCCTCGTCCACGTATCCCGCAGCCTTCTTAGCGTCGTCGTATACGCGGGCCAGCTCCTGCAGATCCTCCAGTCCGTTGATGGTCAGCTGCCGCGCCTGGGTGTCGATATCCTTCAGTGCCTCGTCGATCTGTGCGCGCACTTCCGGTGCGGCCTTCCCGCGGAGCCTTGCCAGGCGTTTGATCGCGTTCATGGTCTTCTCGCGGATTTGCGATTCTCTCCGGCGCTGTGCCATGCGCTCGATGCGGTCCTCGGCGCGCTTGCGCTCGGTGGCCAGCATAGACGCGGTGCGGTCCTTCAGATCCACTTCCAGCTTGGCCTTCTCGGCGAACGCTCTCAGCGTCTCGTCGGTCTGCCGGCTCAGGTCGTCCCAGATCTCCTGCGGATCCACGTGCTCCATCCGCGCTTCGTTGTTCACGGCCTCGGCGAACGTGATCATGGAGCTCCGGCCCTTCCCGGCCTGCTCGATCAGGTTGCGGAGCATATCGCTCGCGGCGTCGTCCGTCGGGAACATGTTCGTCCCGAAGGTCTCGGCCAGCTCGCCCACCAGGCTGTCCACGCTGCGGTCGCTCTCGTTGTTCGTCAGGTAGATCCCGTTGGCCCAGGCGCTCTTACGCAGCCCGTCCCAGTCATCTCCGAAGTCCGCGCGGTCGTGCTCGGATACATAGATGCGGGATCCCCGCAGCCAGTCGCGCACGTCCCGGAACTCCTGCTCCGCTTCCTGCCGCACCATACCGGCGTCGATCAGCATGTCCAGGATGTCCTGCCGGTTCTGCTCGGTGATCTTCCCGCTGCTTACGATCTCCGCCAGCTTGGCGTCCAGCTTCCTGTTGGTGTCGGCTCGCTGCCCCGCTGCCGTGTGGAAGATATCCATCAGCTTGTTCTTCGCTTCCGCTGCGGATCTCACGGGCTTGTTGCCCTTGACTTCCACCTTTTCCTTCTTGGCCTTGGCTCTGCCCTTCCGGGATGTGAGCTCGTCGTTCAGGATCTCCAGCGTCTCCTGCAGGTCCGCCTTGTGCTTTGCCTGGGTCTCGGTCAGTCCCGTGGTCTTTTCCAGACGGCGCAGCGCCTTGATCTCCTCGTCTGTCTTGCGGATCCTGTCGCGGAGAGACTGCGTGCTCGCCTCGGCGGCTTTGTTCTGCTTCTGCCGCTTGGCCTCGTCCTGCACCTGCCCGGTGGTCAGCGCCTCGATCGGCTCCTGTCTGCGGACTGGCGCGCTCTTCTCGGCGTCCAGCTCGGCGTCGGTACGGGCCTGCGTCTGCCCTTCGATGTACGACGCGGCATAGGCTGCTGCCTCTCCCATGTTGCCGAAGCTCCGGGAGGTATCTCTCTTCCCGTCGCGGTTGATGGTCAGCAGGTATCCGCTGTCCGTCTTGGCGCGGATCCTGGCGGTGTACTCCCCGGTGTCGTTGCGGATCCTGGCTTCGCCGATATCGTTCAGCTCGGCCTCCAGGTCTTCGGATGTGTTGCACACGCGCACGCCGTCGCTGCCCATCTGTCCGCGCTCCGGATGCGGATCTCCGTACCGCTCGGCGTCATAGGCCGCGCCCCGGCGAACACTTCCTTCCCGCTCCAGGGATTCTACGGTGGGGTTCGTATCAGTCTCTGCGTTGATGTTATCAGCTTCGGCGTTTACGCTGTCCGCTTCCTGCACCTGCCGGCGCAGCTCGTCAATCTTGTCCAGCTGTGCGCGGTAATCATACTCGGCGTCGTTGGCGTCGGAGTGTTCCATGTACTCCCGCTCCGCGTCGGCCAGCTTCCGGCGGATATCTCCTCCGCCCCATGTCTGGAAGCGTATATCCCTGTTTCCCGTCTGGAAGCGTTTGCTCAGCGGGATCACATCACCGTTGTCGTCGTAGGTAACGCGGTCCGCGCTCTTTACCTGGCTTGGATCGAAGAACACATATACATTGGACGCGATGTTGCTGGCGTAGTCATTCATGGCAGGATCCAGCAGATCTTTGAAAAGGACGGATGTGTACCCGGCTTTCTTTGCTTCCTGCATGATGGAGTCCGTCGTGGTGCTCTCTTCCACTAGGCCGGGGACGGTGAGGTTGTACCACATCTTCCCCTTGCAGTCCACCACCAGCTGGTTGTCACCGGCAAAACCGTAAAGCTCATAAGAGCCCAGGTCCTTCTGCCTTTCGATAGATTCTCGGAGGTTTTCTTCCGTGCCTACCTTCCCGGTGTCCTCATAAATGATAGCGTCTTCCCGCAAGGACTGCATCAGAGAGTACTGCATGTATATCGCCAGATCTCCGATGTCATAACCGCGTACAAAGTTGGCGAGATCTTCAGCCGGAGTGCCTTTTATCTCGTCCCAATGGTCTGAGATGGCTCGCTGAAACGCCCCCTTGTATGCAAAATACTTTTCCAGATCGTTACGAATATCCTCCGTCGCGTAAGAATTAAGGATTTCCTCCGCGGAATACCCGGTCATGTCCCATACCGGTGTATTCATATACGCCCAGACATTATCGTAGTTATTTTCGCGGGTATAACCGTACTCATCCGGATCCGAAGTGAACGTCTCTTCACCAAGGATTTTATAAAGCGTATCAACGGCTTCATCGGTCCACAGCGTGTCCATCCGCTCTTGCAGCTGTCCCGCCGTCTTCTGCAGCTCTTCAATGATCTTCTTCCGGTCGGCGTCGGTGGCCTTGCGGATCGACCGGCCCATAATGCTTTCAGAGTTCTTCTTCAGCGTGTCGAAGCTGCCGTCGTCGGGTGTATATACATCGCTGATCCTGCGCGGTTCCGCATACCCTCTGTTCCCTCCGTAGCCAGAAGAGATGCTCGGATTGTCTGTGGTAAAGATTGTGGGAGTATTGAATTCGGTAAATCCAAAGCTCGGCGTGCCGTGGTAGAGTTTCAGCGGTTTGCCCGGACGTTTCGGATCTTCGATGGCGCCGGCGCTTGTGGCGGCTTCCTGCACCATGCGTTCCTGTACCCGCTCGTTCCCGCTTTCTACCGCGGACATATACTCCGTGTCCCGCTCCGTGCCCCACGTCTGATACTGCACCCGCGGGTTGTCCTGCTTGTACTGCTTCACGAAGTCGTCGACCACGTCCTGCGCCACCGGAAAGCTCTGGTGTCCGCCCTTGTAGGCTTCCAGCATGCCCAGCGTGGTGTGCGGATCGCTGGCCGGTCCTTCGTTGAAGATCGGCTGCACGGGCTGCTGAGGCACGCCCACGCCGTCGTTGTTGTACATCTTGAAGTCGATCAGGAGCTTCCAGTACCCGTCGGTGGATCCGTCCTCTTTCAGGCTGTAGGAGCCGTCCTCGTTTTTGGTCAGCAGGTTGGAGAACTTTGGCGTCCTGTTGTTCTGCGCGCACATCCGCAGGTAGGTCTCGGCGTTTTCCTTGCCGGTCTTGCTGAAGTCCCAGTATTCATTGGGCATGTAGTTGTCCGGGCGCTGGGGCTTCCCGTTCTTGTTGTACACGGGCTCGGCATAGGATTCGTTCTGCCAGGGCGTGTAGTCCTTGGCGCCTTCCGGCAGGCCCATCAGCGCGTACTGCGCCTTGTTCCACTGGCTCCGGTGGAACGGGATGATGAAGTCGATGAACTCGTCCTTCATGGCCGCCTGCAGCTGCTCGTCGTTGAACACCACCACGATGGTGCCCACGGTATCGGAATACTGGTTCCGCAGGGCCGCAGCGTCGGCGCGCTTCATGCCTTCCACTTCATCCAGGATCAGGTCCCCGTTCTCGTCCACGCCGGCGGCGATCAGGCTCAGGTTGATCTTCAGCCCGGTGTTGCCCATGGCCCAGGCGAACTCCGGCACCTTGGTGTATGCCTGCCCGTTCAGTCCCACGCGGGACATGTCCATGATCACCTGCATGTTGTCGATCAGGTGGATGATCTCGAAGTCAGAGAAGCTCTGCAGCCGCAGGCCGCCGTTCCGGTTGTACTTGTCCACCTGCGCCCTCTTGCCCTGGAACTTTTTCAGGATCTCGTTCTTGTACTCGGTGGCCAGCTGGTACAGCTTCGGCTTCCGCTGCGCCAGCTTGTTCATGAACTTCTCGTATGCCTCGTAGACCTCCGGGTGCTCCATGCGGATCTGCTCCAGCCCGTCGGGCGTATTGATCTCCGCCATGTTCGGCAGGTACTCCGGGTCCGTCTTGGCGTACTCGTCCAGGAACTGCTTGGCGTATTCGCCCATCTTGGCGCGGGATCCCTCCACGTAGCACAGGCCGCAGCTCACCTCGTAGCCCCGGTCCTTCATCATCTTCCTGATCTGCAGCACTTCCTCTGCGGTCAGCGCCGTGTTCGGCAGCGCCTGCTGGATCGCGGTGAACGTGCCCGTGAGGACGCGCCGCTTCTTGCACAGCGTGGAGAAGTCTACAGATCCGCCGTACTCCGTATTGCCTACGAGAGAGGATCTGTTCGGGCTGGCTTCGTAGTCCAGCCGAGTCTTATCGTCGGCGATGGCTTTTGCCACGCTGTTCACGGAGTCGATGTACTGCTGCGCCTTCCTCTGGCTGATCCCCAGCGCGGAAGCGATGTCCTTTGCCGCCTGCGTGCGGTTCTGCACGTAGTCCGATTCGTTCCAGGTGAACCGGGAGAACTGGATCGGCGCCACGGATTCGCTCTGCTCGTCCGCCGTCACGCCCACGGTCTCGCCGGTGCTCTCGGCGCTGCTCCAGGTCTGCTGCTTGACATCCGTCCCGGTATCTGTTACACTGTCATTGACAGGAGTAGCAAGGGCATTACCAGCTATTCTGGGGCTTTCCGCCTCGGAACTGGGGCCGCTGCTCCTTGTTTTGTTATTCAAAAGATTGTGCGTGTAATAATGAACTCCCGGCTTTTGCCCCGTTACGATGTCTCGTGTCTGTATTTTTACAGGCACATTTTTTATGCCGTTTTCCGTTGGCATCTCCACATTGTTTACGAAATAGTGGAAATATGGAATGTCTTCCGCTTCGTTTGCGTTTCGATTTACTGAGCTGTAGGCATATACTGAATTTTCCGTCATCTCTTTGATGACTTCAAACGTCGCAGCCTTTTCAGGGCTCATCCTCCATCCGACGGATTTCTTCTTCCCGTCATTCTCAAACATGATAGACAGAATTCCGTTCTCCATCTGTACCTGAACGTCTGTTCCGGTGAGTATTGCGTCGTAGTATGCCTTTACCGCTTTGATGAGGCTCTGTTCAGGATCATGGTATATGCTCTCGTACTTTGCCAGAAGATCGGATGCTATGACAACACCGCGCCCCTCGGCCATTGCCTTATCATAGGCGTCCGCCATTCTCTGCTCTATCTGTGCTGTGTCTGTCGGATCTACCAGGATAAAGTTCTTCTTGTCTTCTGTTGTTCCTACGCCCTCAGCGTAGATGCCGTCCTGGTACTGCACACCGCCCTCTCCGGCGGTGTTTTCATTTGCCGCAGTCTGTGTTCTCTCGGCGGCCATGTTCTCCCGTGCAGCCAGGATCCCTTTGTCGTATGCCTCCTGCAGTGCGTCATAATTGTCCTGCATAGCCTGTACTGCGTGGAAGATCGGCAGGTCGTCGTTGTAATCCACCTCAGCGAAGGCACTGCGGATACGGTCAACGAAATCCCTGATGAAGTCCAGGATCCGCTGTGCAAGCGTCGGGTTCTCTCGCGCCAGTTCCTCGAATGCTTTCGTGTTCTCCAGCAGCGGCTGACACGCATTGGCCACCACCTCGTCGGCAGCCTCTTCGGGAGTCAGCCCCGTCTGATTCGCCATCTGCTCCTGTACGAGCTCGTTAAACCGCTCTTCGCCCATGGATTCTCGGACGTAGGACTTGAGCACATCGTACTCGTCCTTTGCGTAGTCCTGCATCCAATGCACCAGCTCATGGCTTTCACTGGCCGCGGCGATAGCTTTGCTGTATCCCTGCAGGTCCATGCCGGAATTGATGTTCAGATACATTTTGCCGCCGCCCATGTAGGCCCCGCCCACATTGCCGCGCGCGTTGATAACGGTAACGTCCAGGCCCAGGGCGTTTGCGATCTGCTCCGTGGCATCCACTACGGCGCGCTGCGTGGCGTTCAGGGCGCTGTAATCCACTGCGTCGTACTTCACGTCGCCGATCTGTCCCGCTTCCGTGGCCAGCGTCAGCCCCGGTGCCCGCTCCGTCTGTGCTGTCTGCTGCCGGGAGTATGCCTGCGTTTGCTGGGCGTTCCTGCGGATCTCTCTGTTGATCGCGTCGACGATCCTGCGCCCGTCTATGTCCGCGCCTTCAAACGACAATGCTCCGATCGTATTTGTGTCATCGCCAGCCTGCACGTCCATGTCCACTCTGAACGTGTTCCCGGTAAATCCGTCGACCAGTTTCCGTATCGCCTGCGCCTGCTGCGGAGAGAGCGTTCCGTTATCTACGGCCAGCTCTATGCCTTCGCCCCGTTTGATCCGGATATATCCGTCATTTATGGCGGCGTTCAGGCCGCCCCTTCCGTTGAGAAGCGCGGCGTGGCGTTGGTCGGTCGTGTTCCACAAAACCGGGTTGCCGGTAGTGTCTATGAACGCGGCGTCTTCGTCGTAGTTATCGGCGTTGTGCTGGGCATCCATGCGGTCCATGGCCGCAGCCATTCTTTCCTGCCAGCTCTGCTCCGGTTCTGCCGTCTCAGCGGCTGCCTGGGTGTTTGGGTTCCCCTGGTCCAGGATTTGCTGTGCGGCTTCTTCGGCTCTCGCGGTCGGCGCCTGTTTCCCGCTCATGATCTCGACCACATGATGGGCGACGTCACTCCCGTCGAAAGCTCTCTGCTCCCGTGCATTCAGCTCCTCGCCGTTGATTGTTTTCACGGTGGCCCATGCCAGCGTTCCGGCTTCCTTTGCGTCTACTCCCAGCTCCTTATATGCCTGCTCCGCAGCGTCTACGCTGGCAAGCGTCTCATTGGATTCCACGTTGCCTCTCATCGCGGAAACAGGCCTCGCCATATTCATGGCTCCGGCGACGGCTGCGCCTACCAGGTAGTTGTACATAGTCTCGCTGATATCGAAATTCTTCCGATAAGATTCAACGATCCCGTCCCCTGTTATGATGGTTTCCGCAAGAGGCGATAGGGCGTCGCTCACGACTTCTTCAATGCCCTCTTCGTTCATACTGAGAAGCAGCCTCAGCGCGGATCTTCCTGTGTCCGTCTTCGCCAGTTTTCGGATCACGGCCTCGGTAACTTCGTCCGCAGCTCCCGCTCCGTACAGCCCGGCAAGGCCGTCGAACATCATCTCGGTCATCACTTCGATACCGGCTGTTGCGGTGGCGTAACCCAGCTGCCGCTCGATACCTGCGCCCTGCTGCTGAGCTTTGCTCGCGCTCTGACCGAATACGCGCAGCGCCATCGGGATCAGGTTGTTCCCTCCGGTGGCCGTTCCAGCCACGGCGTCCATGGACATCTCCAACATATTGATCGCGGCGTCCACCGCGAAGCTGCCCACTGTTCCAAGCCCTTCCTTGGCTTTCTCCGTCGATTCCTGTGCCTTCGCCTCCAGTTCGGTGGTGAGCTCTGTCGCAGCCTGCGTCGCCTTCTGCTGCACCTGATCGTTGACAACCTTGGCCATGGCATCGTACTTGCGCTGCCAGTCCTCCACGATATACCGCTGCGACACCACGTCGCTGTCGTTTACGTTTCCTCCGGCCTGCTCCAGATAGTATTCGTAATCTGCCTTCGCCCTGATCAGGTTCCGCTCATACTCCGCCAGCAGCTCTCTGTTCTCTGTATCCCGCGCGTTCTGCCCGCTCTCGTACAACGCACGTGCGGTTCCTGTATATCCAGCAGTGGTGCCTGTCAGCGCGGCGCTCCCGACATTCTTCAGTCGGTCTGCCGTGAGGACCTGTTTCTTGATCTCGTTCTGTTCCTCCTGGCGCCTGAGACTGTCTTCCTGCTGCTGTGTCTGCGCGGCGAGCATGGCCCTGAGCGCCCCCTGCACTCTCTGATTGTTGACCATGTTTACGTCCATGTCCGCCTGCAGGCGCCGGAGTTCATTCTCCTGCACGCTGTTGTTCCGGCGCGTTCCGATATCCCGCAGCGCGCTCGCGGCGTCCGCGGCTCTCTGTGTCGGTGCCTGGGCCATCGGCATGCCGCTCTGCTGCTGGTTCAGATACGCGCTGTACAGGCCCTGTGCGGCGTTCTGCGCTCTCTGAGACGGAGCCTGCAGCTGTGCCTGCTGCCGGGCCATCTGCTGCCTCGCAGCCCGCTCCTGCTGCTGCTGATAAGCGCTGTAGATTCCCTGCGCCGCATTCTGCACGCGCTGGGTCTGGGCCTGCGCCACAGCCTGGTTCGCCTGCGTCGCCGCCTGCTGTCCTCTCACGGTGGCGGCGTAGAGGTTCTGCGCCGCGTCGGCCAGTTTCTTCTGGCCCGCCTGCGCCACTGCCTGATCGGCCTGCACGGCCTTCTGCTGTCCCTGTACGGTGGCGTTGAACAGATCTCTCACCGCACGCGCCGCGCGGGAAGTCGGCGCGGAATCGGCGGAAGAGGAGGGCTGTGTGCTCTCCTCTTCGTCTTTCTTCTTTTTATTCCAAAATGCCATTTCGTTTTACCTCCGGATCACTGCGGAACTCCGCCCATCATGGGCAGGTACTGCGCTCCTTCGACTCCGCTCTGCTGGGACATATCCCCCACCGGTCCTCCGCCCTGCGGCTGCGGCATCATGGGCTGTGAGAACTGCCGCTCCCATTCGTCTATGATCCCCTGCTTTCCCGGAAGATCCAGCAGATCCAGCTCCGCCGCCAGGATCCTCCAGTTGGCCGCCGTCACCTGCGATGCGGCCAGCGCGTTCAGCGCGTCCAGCGTGGCCTTCTTGCCTCGCACCAGGGAATCGGAAGCGGTGATGGTCACGTCCACCTTCGGGAAGTAGGTCCACGCTTCTCTCACCACGTTGCCGTCCAGGTCGTACACCTCCGGCATGATGGACGCGAAACTGTCAGCGTTGAAGCTCATAGCCTTCGCTTCCCGGTCCTTGGCCGGATCCGCTCCGATAAACAGCATGCGGTCGTCGTCGAAGAACTCCAGCGCCAGCCAGTCCAGCAGCTCATACAGCCGCTCGAAGCCGGCGTTTCTGTCTGCGGTCTTCAGGCTTGCCTGCGTCTGGGCGTCAGCTCTGAGCATGGCCATGCCCGTGGCCGTGTCGATGTGGCTGGCCTCCTGGCCCATGTTGGTGTCGTAGTTGCGGTTCGTGCGCTCGATCTGCCCCTTGAACCAGTCCAGCGTCACCGCGGACGATCCTATGGTCTGCACGCCGCCCAGCCTCTTCACCTTGCCCATGCCGTTCTGCTTCAGGTGCACCACGGCGCCGGGTTCGTTGGTCAGCTCTTCGCCGTCCTGCAGTGCGCCGTCCTCCACCAGGATGATGTCGTTGGACAGGAATGCGTCGTTCAGCACCGCCATGGAGAGCTTCCGGTCCGCCGCGTCCACCAGGTCCATGATTGGGAACAGCTCGCTCTTGTTCCAGATCTGGTTCTCGTCCTGGATCCGCCAGTAATGGACGAACGGGAACAGCTGATTCTGTTTGCAGGTCCGCTCCCAGTAATTCGGGATGTACCGCAGCTCTTTGCCTCCCGCCTGGATGGAGCACGCCACGGCGCCCGCCGGCACCAGGTTGCCGCTGTCGTCGGTGGTGTCCTCCGGCTGACGGAACCAGTGCTCCAGCACCTGCACGGTATCGTCCATATCGTCTATGGCCGTGGTCATATCGAAGAGGCCCGTGCGCTCCACGTAGTCCTCCGCCATGATGTCTTCCTGCCGGATGCCCAGCTTCTCCAGGTCCCTTCGGAACATCTGGCAGAACTTCACCTTGTGCACGCTGTACACGTAGTCCAGGAACTGCCCGTCCTGGATCGTGCCGTCCCTGATCGACGGGTCCGGGAACATGGCGTCCACCGGGATGTCCTTGATCCGGATGTCTCCTTCGTTCACGCCGCAGCGCATGTCCGCGTCCCAGTATGCTTTCCAGAAGGCGTCGCCCAGCTTCAGGAGCCGGCGCTCGTTTCGCGTGTTCATGTCGCTCAGGCGGTTGTTCTCGCAGATGTAGCGCACCGCAAACTCTCTCTGCTTCGCCTTTTCGCTGTCAAGGTCGTCGTCGCGCCCGTGGAACTCCGGCTCCGGAACGCTTGGATCCAGCTGGCTCTCCACCATGATCCACGGGTCCGGCATGGTCGCCGGCACCCACGGCACGTTGTTGTCACGGCACCACTCCGCCGTCTCTTTCGATACGTCGTGGATCCCGTTGTAGTAGTCGTTGTAGCGCTCCCACTCCGTCTCCACCCCGGTCCGCGCCGCCTTGGCCCGGTGGAACAGTGCGGACACCGTCTCCTCCCGCTTCTCACGGGAGGAGTAGTCGTAGCCCATCACCACCGGCGCGTCCTTCTTTTTCTTCTTCAGTAAAGCCATACCGTCCTCCCGCTTATGCCAGCGTCGGGTTCATCGCTCTCCACATCTGCTTCAGGTAGGCGATCTCGCTGGGAGAGAAGCCCAGCCGCTCGTACTCGGAGAAGTCTCCGCTCGCCGCCATGGTCGCTGCTCTCTGCTGCTGATCGGCGTAGATCATCTGCTTTAGCGTGGCCTGGTTGCCGTACAGGTTCTTCCGCTCCGCCTGGTTGGCTTCGTTGGTCCGCATCTGTGCGTCGTACAGCTGCTGCGCCAGTTCCTGGTTGTACGCGGTCTCCTGCGCCAGGCGGGCCCGTTCGTTCTCGTTCAGGCCCTCTTCATACGAATTGTTCAGCCGGAGGAGAGAAGATTCGCTCAGCCCGCCGTTGTACCCCATGGCGGCCAGCTGCTGCGGGAGCACCCGTCTGCGCTCCATATAGTCCCGGTACAGCTGGCGATTGGTGCCGGCATACTGTTCGCCCAGGGCGGCGATCTGCGCGTCCGTGGTCTCCTGCGCTCTCTGCCGGGCCGCTTCCAGGGCCGCGTTGTTGGCGGCGATCTGGTCGTCATACGCCTGCTGATACAGGTTCCCCAGCTCGGTGTAATAGTCCGGCGTCTTTCCCGGCGTCACCTTCACGGTCCCGGTCTTCTTGGTCCCGTCGCTTCCGATATAGGATACGCGGCTTCCGGACCCGCTTTTGTTCGTGCTCGTGATCGTCGCGCTGTTGTCGTCGCCTGTGGTTCCCGGAATGATCCTGTCCGGCCCTTCGCCCGCCATTGTGTAGCGCGCGTTGTATCCCGCCTCAGACGTCGGTCCCACGGCCGTTCCGCCGTTGGCTCCGCTCTGCGCAGCTCTTCCCGCAGCCATGTACCCGGACGCCACGGTATTCTGTTTTTTGTTTCCGGTCCCCGTGTCCGTCAGCTTTCTGGTATTAGCCATTGTCCTTCTCCTCCTTCTTCTCCGGCGCGGGATATTTCACGCACCGGGGATTCCGGCACACCCACGTCGTCGCATCTTTTCGTGTCATCTCTATCCCGCACGCCGGACAAGTCATGTCGTCGTCCTCCTCATCGTTTCGCGTAATTACCTATCACGTAATGCTTGGTGATCTGGAAGATCCCGAAGCCCTCGTTCACTTCGCTGTTCCTCACGATCAGCTGCAGGCGCTTATAGTTTTTCACCTTCCGGTTCAGGAAGATTTCCTGCGGGCTGTCGTCCGTGTTGAACGTGAAGCGCTCGAAGTCGATGTCCGTGAAGTCCAGGATGTCCATGGGCTTGGCCGTCACCTCGCGCGCCTCGCCTCCGCTCCGGTCGGATTTGAAGTACACGGTCCCGCTCGATCTCGCATACGGTTTGATGGTCACGCAGCAGCCGCGCTTGATCATGGTCTTCAGCAGCGCCGGCGTCCCGTCGTCGTCGTACTTTGTCGCCCACACCGCGTCGATCGCCTGCCCGTCGTCGGAGTAACGCGCCATGCCTTCGATATCCGAATTCACCTTGCAAATCTTCCCGTCCGCCGTCCCGAAGTACAGCTCCTCTTCCACGCTGTCCCGCACGCACATCCACGTCCGCGCCGGCACGTTCTCCCAGTAGTAGCACTCGTATACGAAGTCTCCCAGGCTCGCGCTGCGGTAGCTCTTCTGCTGCCTGCCGTCCATGACGTACACGTGCCCGTTCGGAAGGGCCAGCAGATACATGCCGTTCCAGATCACCGCCTCCGCGTCGCTCAGGTTCGGCTCGTGCGTCAGCTGGGCGTTCACGTAATAGGATCTCTGCTGCGCCAGCCTCTCGCTGGTGATCGTGGTGGACGTGATCGCGTAGATCCCTTCCCGTGAGAGGAACAGCGGATCGTCCAGCAGGGAGGCAAAGCTCCCCGGCGCCACGGATCCCACGCCCGCGATGGCCTGCTGCATGGGGAAGATCGCTTCCCCGCTGTCGTTGGTGCCCGCGCTTCTCAGGAAGATGGAGGAATCCCTGCCGTCGTCCTGCTTCACGATGCCCTGCATGCTCCCCACCCGGCAGTACCCCATGATGGCGGTGCTCTCGCTGCCGACGGTAGAATAGCTCAGGTCCGGCACATAGGTCGGGTCTCCCAGCCCGCTGATCCAGTCCCGGTTCGGATAGTCCGGGTTGCCGCTCAGCACGATCCGGTCATTGGTGCCCACGCCGTAGGTGGAGATGATCGTGCACTTGTCGATCCGGTCCGTGTAACCGGATACCGTGTGCGGGAACTGCACCACCAGCCCGTCTTCCTGCCCCGCCTGGGGCGCCGCCGGCGCGTTCGTGAACGTGATCTTTCCCTCGGCCCGGTCGATGGCGGAGGGCGTCACTTCCGTCCCCCACACCCAGCAGGTCACGTCTCCGGTGTCGTCTATGCTGCTGTCCAGGATGAATACCTTTGTAGTCCCATCCGTCTGGAATGCGTTCTTCCGGTAGGGCGTGAGCATGTTGATATCCTCGTAGCTCACGCCGCCGCCCGTCGGCATCCTGGTGATGACGGTCGTCGGGACATATGCCCCGCTCGCGCTCACCTTCGAAGCCGATGATCCGTCGTAGACGTAGTAGCCTCCGCCGGTCACGATCCAGAGCTTGCCGTTCATGTAGGCGCTGCGGCTCTTCTGATCGGGCAGGCCCGTGGCCAGCTGCACCGGCGCCGTGTCCGTGTCATCGAAGGAATACAGCTTCGTCCCCACGTGCGCCAGCATCTTGGTACTGCCGCTGAACGGCGCGGAAAAGATCCCGTTCACCCGTCCCGTCAGCTCATGCAGCGTCCGCCACCCGACCCGCTTCTGCGGCATGCCGCCGCCATCTGCTATGATGTTCGTGCACAGCGGAGATCGGTATCGCTCTACCAGGGACGGATCCGTAGAGAAGTCCGCTCCCCGGAACGTGGAGTACACCATCCGCTGGATCTTCACTCCTGCTTTCTTAGCCATGGGCTCTTTCTCGCTTTCTTTGGTCGCAGTAATTGTTGAACGGGCACCACGAACAAGCGAATTCTCTCGCCGGGCAATCTGCTCTGTTTTCTCCTGCTTTCTTTGCCATAGGATCCTCCTATGATTGAATGGCGCAGCGCAAGGGAGTCGAACCCCTTAGGACTCTCATCCTGCCTCGGTTTAGCAAACCGACCCCTTACCGTCCGGGCCGCGCTGCTATTGTCTTGCTGATTTATTGCGCCCGTTAAGCCTGCAGCGTCCACATGGCCACGCCCGGCTCGAAGCCGTTGCCATCCATGTCGGAAATCCAGTGCTGTCCGTTGTGCGTGACCTTGGCCCCCTTCGGATAGGCGTCGTGAGCGCCGTAGACCCGCTGCCACTCCGGCCACTCTTCCGCCGGATCAGCCGCGAGCGCCCACAGGGCGGGTACCACATCCGGCGTCCAGTCAGCCTGCGACGTGTGCGCTTGGACGCATTTATAGAGCTTGCCCTCGTAATTTCGCAGAGCTCCGACGGCATAGGCGATTCCCACCGCCCACTCTTCGAAGAGCTCCGCGTGCTCCCCGGCAGTCCCGCCGTCGATCTGTCCCGACTCGGCCAGCACCACGAACGCGATCGACGTGATCTCCGCGGTGCTCTCGGATGCGGCGACGGCGTTCTCGATCCGGTGCCGCTCCCCGATCGGGGTGGTGTCATGTACAATTCTCATGGTTGTCCTCCTTAAAGAGATCGCGCACGAAGGCGTCCATCCGCTGCAGGAGCTTGTGGGAATCGCCGAGATCCGCGTGGGCCTTCCAGGACCCGTAGCACTCGTCGAACTTTGCCCGCGTCATCTTGCCTTCCCGGACGAGCCGCGCCATCCGTGCCAGTTTCTTCCGCTCGTGTTTTACGTTCTTCGGGTCTATGATCCGGACGACCTTGCCGGTCTCCGTCAGCCTGAAGGTAAAACCGAGCACCTTGATCCCGCTCTTCAGCGGGAAGATCCTTGTCTTCTTCGGATGCAGATGCAGTCCGAGCTTTCCGAGTTCCCGGTCGATTTCCTCCCGGCAGCGCTCCAGGAAGTCCCGGTCCGCGCTGATCAGGTAGAAGTCGTCCATGTATCGCCCGTAATATCGGGCGCCCAGCCGCTCTTTGATGAAGTGATCGAGAGGATCCAGCAGGGAGATGCCCAGGATCTGCACCATCTGACTGCCCGGCTCGAAGCCCACCTCGTAGGGATACTGCCGCTGCA